AGGAGGGTGATACTACCATCATCAAACAGATAGTGGATGACAATGTTGTTATTTATGAACAAAGATTGATTGAGTCACGGTTGTCTGAATTTACATATGACAAGATGTTCTACAATGAGTTATATGAACAGGAAACGAATATTGCCAGTGGTTTTCTAGAGAGAAGAAATGAAAATGGTAAATGTGTAATTCAATAATTACAAGATTTAAACTTAAAAAACTACCGTAAATCCTTATCCGCCGTGTAGTACGTCTTCCCCTTAGTGGCGAAGCTGTGCACCCTAGCATACCCCCACGCTTGTGGAGAAGCACCCGGACGATGCCCGGTTCTCCACGCAGCGAGTCCCCTATTAAACACGGTCTTCACAGTCTTTAGAGGAATCTTAGTAGCCTTAGAAATTTCAGGGAGGGACCTAACCTCTGGTCCGTATATCTTCCTAAATTTCTGGGTGTAGGAGGAGGTTTTAGTCTTTTGTCCTTCGTCTGTTTTGAACCCCTTGTAATCTCGCTTGAGCATCTTTTTATAACGTGTCTCAACCCCCTTGAGAGTGGTGATCCCCCTGAAATATTTGAGGGGTGCATAAATCTTACCTTCGGTTCTACGCAGTTGCCCAACTTTCTTGGTAATTTCCGCATCGGTGAGAGGCATCTTACTTTTCACTGAGATATTTTACTGCCACCGCGATACTTGAATATACACATCTACCAAACTTGACCTCCCCCGTCTTAGGGTTGTAGTACCCCTTCTTACCATTCAGAATTGCTCTGTGTATATCACCCATATAAAAAATACAATATTATAATAACAAGGTGAGATGGGACTCTCGATTATTATGGGGAATATGTTCTCTGGTAAAACATCCGAACTTATCCGACGACTTAAGCGCTTGAAAGTTCTTGATAAGAGAATTATAGTTGTAAACTCTGCCAAAGATACCAGGTCCCCAGATGAAGTGCTCAAGACTCATGATAATGTGAAATTTGAGTGTCATAAAGTATTTAGCTTGTACGAACTCATGGGAAAGAGTGACTTTGAGGATTCTGAGGTTATCGCGATCGATGAAGCACAGTTTTACCCGGACCTTAAAAAGTTTATCGTAACCTGTTTAGATATGGGGAAGGATGTAATCATCGCGGGTCTCGATGGTGATGCGTTTCAGAGGAAATGGGGAGAACTTCTCGATTGTATCCCAATTGCCAGTGAAGTTACAAAGTTGGCGGCGCTATGTAAGTATTGTCGACACGAGACCCCTGGTCCTTTCACTAAGAGGATCGTAGAAGACAAGGAACTCGAACTCATCGGTGGAAGTGATATGTATGTCGCTGTTTGTCAGAAACACCTATGAACATCCAAAATGAGTACGACCCGTCGTCCTTCGTCGGTTTTTATGAGTTCGTGGTACCTGGCGTGATCAAATAGGATATCTTCACCATCTTCATGTATATGTGACCCTTTCTCAGTATAGAGTGTGCAATCACCCCCACCCTCTATAGTAAGATGATACCGTAGATACCAATTCGATTCGGCCCGGTGTGGCGGAATAACCATTGGTCCCTCGACCACTGCGAACCGAGCAGTCTCTTTATGGATACTTGGAATCTGATCAATCAGACTTTTTAAAAGAGGGAAATTCTCAACTTTATAGAAGTAGTACCCCTCATTGATATCAAACCATGGGTCTATATCGTGGAACATGTGACCCTCAAGTGTGGGTGAAACCTCCAGAAACTCCTGACGTATTTTGTCATAGTGTGCCTTTACGAGCCAGAGTCCGGGAATTTCGGGTGTGGATACCACATTGATAATATCAATAAATGTATTCTGTATACCCATAATGATACGCCTCGGGTTACTGAAATACAGGCGATCTATAGGCGCTTTCAAATAATCATGAAGTATCATACCTATAGGGACCAGTAGTAGGGGCCACATTATTTTCTCCGTAGATAATAAAAATGCCAGGTTACCCCAGAAAGTCTATGTATGTTGCCCCAGAACCCACCAGTGATGTCGATACTGTCGAGAAGCGTTTTGTGATGCCTAATGTGTCACTTATTCAAATTGTGCTGATCGTCATGGTCCTCATGTACGCCTATTCAGCTCGTAAGATGAATGGTGTCGTTGTGGGTACCACTGCTCTTGCTATTGCCCTTCTTCACTTCTACGATCACGTGTACCGTGTGAAGCGTGGTCCCGAATACCCCTTCTTCTTCCCCAAGAAGGAGAAGTACGGCTGCCAGGCGTGTAAAAATTAAATACTCATAAATTATAAGTATGCGGGTCAAAATTACTAAAAGTCCTAATTCTAAAAAGAAGTTCAGGGCGACCTTAGAAGACGGTAGGACTGTTGACTTTGGTGCCAGTGGGTATTCCGACTACACCAAACACAAGAATCCTTCACGTATGCGTTCTTATGTACTCCGCCATGGTGGTAGAGTACCTAAACGCACATTAGCAGAACAAAACCCCAAGAAGATACACGAAAGGATGCTGAATGTAGACTACAGCTTCTCAGAGAATTGGGGGATAAGTGGTATCGACGGGGCTGGTTTTTGGTCCCGTTGGTACCTCTGGAGTTATCCCTCTTTTGAGGGGGCAAAAAAAATTATTTCAACTAGGTTTGGGGTGACTTTTATCTAATAGATAAGAAAATCTTGAAATGTTGTGATATCCCCACCATTAATGAGCCGAACAAATTCTCGATCCTCTTTAGAGAAAAATAGCGGATTTGGTGAGGCCATAGTATACGCACGGTCTATTGTTACCTTAATAGTATCGAAGTATCGAAGTACTACCGAAAGATCTAGCATATCTATAGCAATTCTAAATTTACCAACAGAAAATTCATACGTATCATCACGATTCTTATTGAGTAAATGTTTCTTTATAAATTTTTCAGTCTCATCTTGTGGATTTGAGCCGATAGTATTTACACAGTTAGAATACTTCATCAAATCACGAACACCATGTGCAATTTTTTTTATAAAAATACATTTATCTGGAGTCATACTCTATAGTACCTTAAAAGAAATTATCTGTTCGGTACATATTAACATCAAATGAACCAGTCTTTCCAGTTACAGAGACTGATTCATTTCCGTATAGTTCCTGACATCCAATATCATCCACACAATCACGACCATCGTGACTCACTGGAATAGGGTACAGATTTTCACCACCAGTTGTAGTGTAATAATGGTAGCGATCTCGACGACCACGAACTTCCTTACCATAAAGGGGGAGAGTCTCACCTTCTTCACCTACGATGATACCCATTTGTTGCATGTGTCCAGGTTTGTATTGCTTAATTGGGGGCCCCCTGAACTCTGGTGTACGCCTCACCTCACGTGAGATGACTGGTCGAGGTGGTGGTGCCATAACCGGGACCTCTACCTGTACCTCAACAACCTGTGGATTGTACCACATATAGCCCACAGCGACAAGGAGTACAACGAGAGCGACTGTTAACATTTGAGTCTTTACCTTGTTCTTCATATACTGTATACCAAGAGATTTACTTCTTGTTGATCATCTTCACCACTTTGGCATTCTTGTTCGCCTTGAGCTTCGCCTGTGTCACCTTCATCTTGGCGACAGCCCTGTTAAGGTTGGTGGGTGCTTTGACTGTGGGTGTCTTCACGACGACCTTGGTGTTGTTACGCGCACCGGGTGTCATCTTCCTCACCTGCTTCGCGTGTTGCTTCTTCAGCTTCTGCATAATCTTGGAAGTAGTCATTTACTATAGTTAAAGAAATTTATTCAAATAAATATATGAAGATTTTGGCCATAGATATTGGGTATCACAATATGGGTCTCGTTCTCGCGGAGGCTGGGAATGGTCCAAAAATCGATGTCGAATACGCCAAAAAGGTAAGCCTTGGGGAGTATAAATATATCCACTCAAATGACTTTGTAGACCTCATTCCTTTATTTGTTGAAGATCATAGATACTTATTTGACGCAGCTGACAAAATCCTAATAGAGAGACAACCACCGATGGGTTTCACTAATATAGAAATTCTTTTACATTACATGTTCAAAGAGAAGGTAATTCTAGTTTCACCTGTGAGAGATCGGAAGAGCACACGT